CAGAAGAAGTTTATGAGGTATTACCTGACCTTGTTGTGTTGGAAAATGGGAGACCAGAAGCAATAGATAACCGTGCTATTTCTATGTTAATGTTAAAAGAAATTCAGAATTTAAATAAAAGAATTAAAGCTTTAGAAACAAAAAATGAATTGTTGGAAGAAACAGTATAACTAAATTATAAGAGTAAAAAAATGAAATCACGACGCTCAAAGAAAAGTAAACTTGAAGATAGATTATTTTTGATGAAACCAGTAAAAGATGGTGTTGGAAGATTTATTCCTTATTGTAACTATTGGAAACATCAAGGAATTATAACTCATAATAAATATATAGAATGTGAAAGAAAAAATTGTTATCATTATTTAAGGTTGTATATAATTTACAAATCACAATGAAATATTCACCAACTTGGATAAATGATAATTTTCCTTTAAATAAGTTAGAATGTCAATATTTTGATATTTGTAAGGATTACATTCCAGGAGATTGTCAGTACAATTTTCCTTGTCCAATAAGAAAAATATTCAGAGAACATATTGAAGATTATGTGACAAGAGATTATTTACATGAAGGAATAATAGGGATTATCAATGAAAAAAATAAGTAAATATAAAAAAATAAATTCATAATAAAAATTTGAAATTTCCAAAAACAATAGATTTAAATAATCTATTTAATTTACATTATCATGGAAAAAGATATATCTAAAATGACAGAAGAAGAACTCAATTCTTTGGGGTATAAGTTGCATGAAACAAAAGAACAACTTATTGCTCAAGTGAATCAAGTGAATCAAAGCTTGTTAATGATTCGAAGTGAGAAGCAAAAACGAATTGAGAAAAAATTTCCTAAAGTTAAGGAAAAACCTGAAATGAAGATGACAAAAACATCAAAAAAGTAGGTTTTTTAGTGAAATAAGGATAAATTATGTTTATATAAAATAATTCTATTTATTTAAAAATATCTTTTAATTATTAATTTTAGGAGAATTTAATATGACAAAGGGAATATATCCGCATAAACCAAATCAATTGTTTCAAGTAGGACATAAGTTTATTGGAGATAGGAATAGATTAGCGAATTATACAAGAGAAAATGGAGCTTGGAATAAAAATTTAACAAAAGATGTAGATGAAAGAATTAGAAAAGGGGCTGAAAAAATGAAAGAAACAAAAAGGAGAAAATTTGCTTCTGGCGAATTACAGATATGGAATAAAAATTTGACAGCGAAAATGGATAATAGAATTTTAGCAGGGGAAAAACATGGCAATTGGAAAGAAGTTAAAAAAGTAACAAGAGGAGTTCCAGGTAGTATCAGAAAAGAAATATTAAAGAGAGATGATAATAAATGTAGAGTATGTGAGTTATTAGAGGAAGAAGAAGATGGTAGATTAGAAATTCATCATATTATCCCTTATAGTAAAATTCCTGAGCACAACCCAGATTATTTAATTACAGTATGTCAGGGGTGTCATCATTTTATTCATAATAATGATTTAGTTTTAGGAGGACCAATACAAGATGCCTGCGAAATTCGATAGAATGAGATTAAAGAAGAAGCTGGGCTGTAGCGGTCGATGCTTGGAAGAAGACTCATGGAGGTCGCGCCCCAACTGAATCAGCTAAAGATTGGCATTTAATGGAATTTTTTGTTCCTATCAAAGAAGCTGTTAATACAGGAAATGATTTTATGATTAGAGGTGTTGCTATTAATGAAACTACAACTCGAAATGGAATTACTTACGTGGCATCTGAATTAGAATCTGCAGCACCTACATTCAGGAATAAACCAATTTTGACAGACCATTCTGCATCTGTTAAAGATATTGTTGGAAGAACCACAGAGAATGTTAATTTTGACCCAATAACTAAAGCTATTAATTTTGAAGGTAGAATTATGGATAATAAAATAAAAGAAATGATTAATGATGGTAGGATTACAGATGTTAGTATTGGGGCATCAGTAAATGACATAGTTGAAGATAAGGAAAATGGTACAGTGACTGCTGTTGGTTTGGAAGGATTAGAAATTAGTTTAGTAGCAGTTCCAGGTGACCCAGGAGCAAATTTGGCTAATGCTTTACAAGAATCATTTAAGTTAAAAGAAATGCAAATGAATGGGGAAGAAGTTGATGTTGAACTAAATAATGAAGAGGAGGTCAATATGGAAGAAGCGGAAAAAGAAAAGTCTGAAGAAAATACTGAAGAGACTACTGAAGAGACTACTGAAGAAGAATCTAAAGAGGAATCAGTTGCTAAGGAATCAAAGACAATAACTAACGTTAATGTTGATATGAGTACAGTCACAGAAAGTATTAAAGATTTGGCTAAACAAGTCAGTGAATTAACAAAGAAAGTTAATGAACAAGACGAAACTCCAGCTCCAGCTGAAGCTGAGGCTAAAGCGGAAGATGAGATTCCAAAGGCTGAATCAGTTGAAGATGAGACTACAGGTGAAGTTGGTAACGAAGAAACAGAAAAACCAACAGAAGATGAAGAAGGTATTGTAGTTGATAAGGCTGAGGTAGGTCCAGGACTTGAAATTTACAGAGACTATTCTAAGAGTAGTGGTAAGTTTAATAGACTTTGTAGAGAATAAAATTTAATTTTATGAAAGGAGGTAAAGAAATAAATGGCAGTTAATCCGTTAGGATACCAAAATATTACAGATGGTGGTACGCCTAGGATTATAACAGGATATGCTAAAGCAGCAGTTAGTGGAGGCCAATTATTAGGAGCATCTGGAGCAGCTGGTGTTGTTTCAAGTGGTACAGAGAGTTTTGCATCTACTGATATTGAAGTTTATCATTTAGAGGATATTACAGATGGAGCAGGAGCACCTAATTTCGTTGGTATAGCATTACATAATGCAGAGAGTGGAGCACCAGTGAGTTTTGCGACAAGAGGTTCATTTCTTTTACAAGTAAGTGGAGCTAATGTAGAAGCTGGAAACAAAGTGCAAGCAATGGGAGAAAGTAATATTGGTGACTTAGCAATAAGTACATCAGGAGCATTCGGAGCAATAGGACGAGCATGGACTTGCGGTAGCGAAGATGATTTTGTTGTTGTCGATATTCATGGTTAAAAATGGCTAAAAATATGAAATATGTAAAAGAGTTGTTACAGACAGGACTTGGTACAGAAGGTCAGCTTTTAATACCACGAAAGATTCATGACACTTTAATTGAAGAAGTGGACAAGAATTTAATACCAAGAAGTGAGGCAGCATTGTACTTCGGTCCAGGTGATATTCCAGGTTCTAGTATTGATGTAGATACAGTAGACCCTAATACAATGGATATTAGGGTTGTTGGTGAAGGGGCAGAAAGTCCACTTGACCAACCAGGTTATTCTTCATTTAATATGAAACCAGTCAAGTATGGAGTTGCAATTAGAATTACATCAGAAATGCTTGAAGATAGCAAGTGGAATCTACTTCAACATAGCATAAAAACAGCAGGAAAGCGGTTTGCTGAAAATGAGACTAGTCTTATTTTAAGTGACGCTTTAGACAATGCAAATAGTACTGTTACTGGTGGTGCAGCAATTACTATTGCGAACATTACAAGAGCTATGCAATATTTAGATGATGAAGACTATACTCCAACTACATTATTTGTAGGTATGGAAGTATTAAATGATTTGAGAAATATTGATACTTTTGTAGAAGCTAATAAAGTTGGAAATACAGATATGCTTCAAAGAGGATTCTTAGGAACAATCTATGGGCTTAATGTAATCAAGTTTTCAACAAATGCAGCACCTTCAAGTACATACAGTAAATATGCTTATGTGACAGATAAAGTACATGCATACGTTATTGCTGAGAAGAGACCTGTTACAATCCGTAACTTTGATTTACCTGTTTATGATATGAGCGCAGCTAATATTACGCAGAGAATTAAAGTTAGGTATTTGAGAACCAAAGCAATAGCTAAGATTACAACATCTTAGTTTTGAAATTATTATTTTTTGTTGATTTTTATTTCATTTTAAAAAAAATCAACAAGTCTTCGGACTTTAAAAAAAAGAAAACAAATTAATAGTGAAAGGAGGAAAAAGTAAAAAATGACAACAGGAAGTACAGTTTTAGGAACTGTTCAAGGAATGGCACTCGGTTTAGGAGGTGGAGGAGTATCTGGAATTGACATTGGTAAAATCGTTAACGTATGTGGAGACCCAAATGGAGTTGTAACTGGAGTTCCAACTTCAGGCGTAGCTTGGGATGGACAAAATTCACAACATTATATGTTCTTAGCATCTACCGATACTTGGGTTAAATTAGGTTCTGTTGCATAATTTTGGCTTTTTCAGAGCCGAAGTGCAAGTTTAAAAACCTAAACGATAAGGAATATGGTAAGAAGTAATAGAATAAAATTTTATACATTTGACAGCACATCTTTAACAGGTGATGCAACTACTGGATTAATTGATACTTATAGTAATAATCCAATTAATGGAAGAATTCAAAGTATCTATTTTGAAGCTGGAAACTGGGACGCTACAGGAAGCATGATGATTAGTGTTTCAGGAACTGGAACAGAAGGCATGATATTAAAACAAGTAAGTGGGGCAAGTGCTGAACGACAATTAGATGATGATTGGGTAGTATTTCCAAGAGCGACAACAGTTAGTACAACGGGAGTAACATTATCCGGAGCAGATGGTTATGACGAGTTTGCAGAGATACCAGTTTGGTCCAATATAAGAGTTCAAACAGGAGTAGTTGGAACAGGTAGCAGTGCAAGTGGATTAACAATTGTTTACATTTAGAATTATGGGAACCTTAGATAATGTGGGCATTGGAAGCGTAGTACTTAATATGGTAGAAAATGTTCCAAGTACAATTAGTGGAGCTACTTTGTGGAACATTGTGGATAATGAACGATTTAATGCTCAAAATCTAACAGGTGATACAATTAATTCAGATATTCCAGAAAAATATCAACCTGCAATTATAAGTCTATCTGCATCTGCAGTAGTTCGTCAAATGGAATTAACAGGAGCAGACGTTAGTAATATTAGATTGGGAGATTTAAGTGTTAGTAAAGGAGGACAAAGTAATACAGCAATAACTGCAGATAGTTTACGACAAGATGGATTAGATAAACTCCAAAATTTAGGTTATGCATTTGATTACTATAAAGCTTTGGGATAATGGTAAAGAAAAATTATGTTGAAATGAAGACATTTGAAGATGTCAGAGATAATCAAAATGAATTAATTCAAGTTTTAAATCATAATATG